GAGAGCGGTTATGTATACGCACCTTATGTGCCACTACAGACCACTCCCACTATCTTTGGTCCAGAGGACTTCGTACCCCGCAAGGGTGTGATGACTCGGTACGCCAAGAAGATGGTGCGTCCCGATATGTACGGCCTCGTTGTCGTCCAGGGTCTCTTAGGACAGGCCGGCGCTACTAGTTAAAAAACTAGCATAGCAAAATAAATGTAAAGCCTCCTTCTTCGGAAGGGGGCTTTCGTTTTACTCGACTACTTATAAGTGCGAGTCGAAAGACTCGTCCCATGTTTTTTTAACATGTATATAAATGGAGGGTTTTAAATAATGGGAACTAAAAGAGTAGGCTTGGCGAGAACCCAAGCATTAATTGAGAATTTAAAGAGAGAGTTGTCGATGGGCGGCTCGACCGTTGCGGGCGTAAAGGATAAGACGGAGGCCATCACCGCGGCCAAAACGCTTACGGCTGCAGATAGCGGTAAAGTGTTTCTTGTGGGAACAGATGCCTTGACCGTGACGCTACCTTCTACATCAGCCGGATTGACTTATACTTTTATCAATACCGGCGCCGATGGGGCCGTGTTGATTACAGTCAGCCCTGCTGCGGCCGATGCGATTTTCGGTACTATTGCGAATGCTGCAGCTGATTCAGTGTGCACCGGTAGCGACAATGGTGATCTCACCAATACGAAGGCTACTGCCAATAAAGGAGATCGTGTCACGATAGTGGGCGATGGTTCCGCTGGGTGGTACATCACTGAAGGTGTAGGTATCTGGGTTGGAGCCTAATTCTAAATCGATTTGAGCTTTAGTATGTATTTTAAGCCTCACCCTTTGCGGGGGTGGGGTTTTTTGTAAAAATAGCGATCTGCCACATTTTTTCGCCTCCAATTTTTTGAGATTTTCGGTTTCGCGAGAATAGTACTATTTACTATACTATAAAGGAGAATTCCCATGGGAAAGAAAAGACGATTGAATTCCGCGATGGCCAAGTTTAGAACTAAGCACTCTAGCCATCCTCGAACCCAACTTTTGAGTGGCACTGTGGTGGTGGACACACCTGTTATTGCTATAGAAGCACCACAAGTTGAGGCTACACTTAGCGCAATTTTGGAGGAGGACACAATTGAAATAACCCCCGAAGTCGTGGCACCTATTAAAAAGGTGAAGAAAAACACCCAGAAAAGAGTTAAAAAGACTTCATCGTAAAATACCTCTCTTTAGAAAAGAACGCCACCTCCCCATGGGGTTTTGTGTGGCGAGCTACTAATTAAAGGGGGAGAATCCATCGATGCCACAAAACTTAAGTCCAAGGTCTCAAACTAGTCCTATAGTTTTAACTTCAACGGGGTCCGCAGCCCTTGTGGCCGCAGCGGTACCCTTTGGGATGTACACGGGTTCGCTAGAGTTTTTAACTGGCGCCAGTGCGCAGGTAGCATACATTTATAAGAAGCTGGGAGGAGATGTTGTAGACATCGAATTAACTCCAGCAAATGTTTATGCTGCCTATGAAGAAGCAGTATTAGAATACTCCTATATTATTAATTTACATCAAAGCAAAAATATGCTATCTGATGTGTTGGGTAATGCCACTGGTACCTTCGATCACCTAGGAGAGATGGAGGCCGGCACGTTATCGTCTAGTTTGGGTGGCGACAAAGTTTCTCTTAAATATCCGCGCTATCAGTTTGAATATGCCCGGAACGTGGCGGATGGGATGATATCAGTGGGAGGCCTTGGGGGAACTGTTCCTCAATATTCCGCCTCCTTTAAACCAGTTGCTGATGTTCAAGATTATGACCTTCAGAGTATTATTTCTGCATCCTCTGCCACTGGGACTGATGATGGTGGAAACGTTGTGCCCTTTAATGACAAGGTTGGGGATAACCGAGTCGTCATCACTAAAGTATTTTATAAGTCCCCACGAGCCATGTGGCGATTTTATGGCTATTACGGAGGAATTGGCGTTGTAGGAAATTATTCCACTTATGGCCAATTTGCTGATGATGCTACATTTGAAATCATTCCCACTTGGCAAAATAAACTTCAAGCCATCATGTACGAGGACTCTATTATGACGAGAACCTCTAATTATTCTTATGAAATTATTAATAACAAACTGAGACTCTATCCCAATCCCAGTTACTGGGACTTTGGAGAAATAGATCGGATTTGGGTACGATTTTATGTAGATGACAATGCCTGGGATGAGGATGACAATTATAGATCCGGTGTAAACGGGGTCAATAATGCCAACACTATTCCTTTTGAGAATATTCCATATAAAAACATTAATGCCATTGGGAAACAATGGATACGAAAGTATTGTCTGGCGCTCTGCAAAGAAATGTTAGGACAGATCAGAGGAAAGTTTAACACTCTCCCGATTCCTGGCGAAAGCGTAACGCTTAATCATGCCGACTTGCTTTCCCAGGCAAAAGAAGAACAAAACACTTTGAGAGATAAATTAAGAGAACTATTAAAGGAAATGGAGTATACAGAGCTTGTTAAACTGGACAGTGAAAAGGCCACTGCAGCCACGGATGTTCTGAAGGGTTCGCCATTGCCCATTTTTGTGGGGTGATGAATAATGTCCGATGAATGGAGCAGACCTAAAGCACCACCCCCTCCGTTATTCTTAGGGAAGAAAGAACGAGACCTGGTTAAACAGGTCAACGATGAGCTAATTGAAAAAGTAATTGGCCAACAGGTTCTTTACTATCCGATTGACTTAGAAAAAACCAATTTTCATCCTTTATACGGGGAAGCTATTAAAAAAACCTTTTTACCTCCTGTGCGTGTGTATGCTCTGGTTGAATTTACCACGTTTGAAACTACTTACATGGCGAATGCTGGGATTGATAAAGTTTGGGAAATTAACATTCATTTTCACCGCCGGCGCCTTGAGGAGGATCAAAACATGTATGTTCGGGAAGGAGATTTCGTACTCTATGGCGAAAATTACTATGAAATAGTTAAGCTCGTTGAAAACAAGCAGCTATTTGGACAAGTGGATAACATGTTTGAGATATCTGCTGTGTGCAAGAGAGCTAGAAAGGGGTTGTTTGATGCTTCCTAAGAATTTTGATTTTGCAATGTTGCCGGTAAACAAGGATACGGCAACTCTTAAAGAAATAGGGATGCTGGGGTCCACCCTAGAAGATATAGATTACGCCATTACAGAGTGGCTGGAACAAGATTTAGATTTGAGAGCCAATAGCAGCGAAGGTTTTGTGCAAGTTCCGGTATTGTGGCAAGTTCCCGAAAGATCATATCAAATTAAGAACGAAAAAGAGTTAAGAGATGATTCGGGCGCCCTACGATTGCCATTGATAGGTATCGAGCGCACCACAGTTACCAAGGATCCCACGAAAAGAGGTTCCTTCCAAGCCAATATATATTCAGAGGACAAAAACGGCAGATCTGGTCGTTTGGTGATTGCCAAGAAAATAGTTCAGGATAAGACGCGGAATTTTGCGGTGGTTCCCGCAACTCGTGATTATCAAACTGGCGGAAAGCAACAGCTTTATTATCCGAGAGTAAACAAAAAAGTGGTCATTAAGAGTCTTTCTATTCCTATTCCTGTTTACGTTAATATAGAATATAAGATTACTTTAAAATCCGAATACCAGCAACAAATGAATGAGATGGTAGCGCCATTCATCACGCGAACCGGACAAGCAAATGCTTTCACGCTGACGCGGAATGGTCATATATACGAGGCATTTATCGATCAAGGCTTCGCCCAAAACAACAACGTTAATGACTTGGGAGAAGAAATGAGAATGTATGGAACCGATATCACCATTCGGGTATTGGGATATCTAATAGGAGAGGGTGATAATGATGATCGTCCAATTGTTAGAATTCATGAGAATATAGTAGAGGTAACTTTTCCTAATGAAGGGGTAGTTCCCGAAGGTAATGACGGGTTTTTTCTTTAGTTCAGGAACTACTTTTGAGATTAAAAATACTACTTAATTAATGATCACGCTATCATTTACACCTATTTTGATAAGAGGAACTCAATAATGTCAGTTAAAAAGTTTAAGTTTGTATCTCCTGGAGTGTTTATCAACGAGATTGATAACTCCTTTATTCCACGACAACCCGAAAATATCGGCCCAGTTGTCATCGGGCGTTCACGCCGCGGCCTGGCAATGCAGCCCGTAAAGGTCGAATCATATTCAGATTTTGTTGAAATGTTTGGAGAGACGGTGCCTGGAATGGGCGGCGGTGATATTTATCGCGACGGCAATTATCAGTCCCCGATGTACGGAACTTATGCTGCCAAAGCGTTCCTGAACGCAGGTGTGGCCCCTCTTACTTATATCCGACTCCTCGGCCAGCAAGATCCGAGTAATAATGCATCTAACGATGCTCGAGCCGGCTGGAAAGTATTGAATACCATTAACAAGCTACCTTCAAGTAACGGAGGCGCTTACGGACTTTGGTTGTTCCCCAGCCAATCCAGCACCGTCACGGCAACGTCGCGCACTTTAGGGACCGGCAGTTTGGCTGCCACCTTCTATATAAATGAGGGGCGCATATCACTGAGTGGCACCATGTATGGCGGTATTGGTAATACATCCGCTGGGAACTCGACGGTAACCGCCTCAACGGGTGTTCCCATTGGGGATAGCAGTAATCTTCATACTGTTATAATTAGTTCCTCGGCCGGCGGCCAGAGCAAAGTTGAGTTTGGTTTTGATGATAGTAGTTCCAATTGGGTTCGCAAGAAGTTTAATACTAACCCCCAGCTTATTAGCGGTACCACTTTTTATACTCCCGGCGCCGCGGGTTCTGGTTCGGCTACTGGATATTGGCTTGGAGAGACATACGGCCAAAGAATCCGAGATCAAGGTCTAACCACATCTTCCATTGGTGTTGTGTTTGCTATCGCAGGCCCATCTTCAGCAACTCCCGCCAATATGAAAAACCAAGCGTCCACGGAAGGTCGAACTGGATGGTTCATTGGCCAAGCACTTTCTGCTCCCTCCGCTTACGTTCCCTTTAACTCGACGCGGTTATTCCGCTTAATAGGCCGCGGCCATGGCGAGTGGCTCCAAAAGAGTGTTAAAGTTTCTATCTCTAATATTAGAGCTTCCACGAGCACGAGTACGGAATATGGTACATTTTCTGTTGTTCTTCGTAGTATTAGCGACACCGATAGCGCAGTACAAGTGATGGAACGGTTTGATAACGTAACACTTGATCCTACTTCTCCTAACTATGTGTCGCGAGTTATTGGTGATAAATACACCCAGTGGGATACCACTGAAAGAAGACTGAAGACTTATGGTGAATTTGATAACAACTCTAAATTTGTTTATGTTGATATGAACCCCGACGTAGAGGCAGGTGGAACAGACCCCACTCTTCTACCGTTTGGCTATTTTGGTCCTCCAAAATTTAGAACAATTTACGATTTAAGCGCCACCGGTGCTTGTTCAATCGTTCCTGGCGCCGGCCCAGCCGGCGATGGTGGCCTTCTTTCTAATAATTTCTTTCTAACGGGCGGCGTGAGCATTATTGCACAC